TTGATTGCGGAAATAGACCCATAAACACCCGAAACGGTGTTAACGATTGAGGCCCTTTGCGATTCAGTAAGCCGGGCCCAATTTACCGGGGCGGGTTTCGGGGTTTCGGTGGTGGGGGTGGTGGTCTTTTCTACCTTTTTACCCTTTGCGGTGGTGGTGTTACCTTTGGCGGTGGTGGGGGTGCTAACTTTGTTAGCGGTCTTTGTGTTACTCATAATTGTAAAGGTTTAATGAATTGATAAATAATTGTTTGCAGGTACGATAAAAACGTATCTTTGCTGCAAATATAGGTACGCACAAAAAGCCTTGCAAATGTTTGATAGTTTGAAACGCATAACGAAAGGGTGCCCCGGGGGGGATCCAGGGCCGGTGGGGGCCCCGCATAGTACCCCATAATTATTTTTTTTAATTTTTTCATTTCACACTTTCCAGAGGCTGTTCCCATGTAAAACTGCGTAAACGAGGATAATTTTTACATATTTTTTACAAATCGGTGGTTATTAGCGAGTTACAGGGTGTTTTTCGATTCAATCATGTAAAAGAGAAGTCACATATACTATATTCTATTTTCTTTTCTTTACGGGCGCGCGGAGGAAGAAAAAAATAAATAAATATATATACCATATACGGCCATCGCGTTGATTTTCAATCGCTTAACTATCTTTTGCAGAATGTGGAAGGGCTTGTAAATTAAAGAAAAAGTTTATATATTTGCGGTAACTTGTTGATTATAAGATGATAAACGCAAAAGAAATTTACGACAGAATACACGCAAAGTTGGTTCAGATGCCAACATTTGCTCCTGGGAGGCGTTTCACTAACGGGGACCGGGATGAGATTGTGGGATGTTATCGCGATGCGGTATTGAGCAGTGGGATGATATGTGTTGCTGGTAAGTGGCGTATGTGGAACGGGCTGTATTACGACGTGATGGAGCCATCGAAGTTCAAGTGGGCTTTGGAGGAGAGTTGTGCCCGTTTAGGCGTTCCGGTTGTGTTCTGGAAGCAGCTATATGAGATATGCAAGACTGCGATTAACGGCAGTGTGGGTGTCGGCTATCCTTCACGGGGTATGTTGTGCTTCCAGAATGGTGTCGTGGATTGTTGCGAGAGGGAAAGGGTATTGATGGAGCCTTCTCCCTCGCTTGCGGTGTTCTCGGTGTTGCCGTATGCGTATGACGAGGGGGCTTCGTGTCCTTTGTTCGAGAGGTTTTTGAAGGAGGTTTTGCCGGATGAGGGTTCGCGAATGTGTTTGCAGGAGCTGATGGGTTCAATGTTCCTTGACAGGGGGAAGATGAAGATTGAGAAGATGGGGCTTTTGTGGGGAACGGGGGCCAATGGGAAGAGCGTGTTTGCGGAGACGATGAAGGGGGTGATTGGCTTTGACAAGTGCTCGTCTTTTGACCCTATCAAGCTCACTCGTGGCGACGATGCGGAGAAGGCTCTGTCGGAGGTGGAGGGAAAACTGCTCAACTACTGTGACGAGATAACGACGAAGGCCCTGAACGACGTGCGTTTCAAGTCGCTTGTGTCTGGCGAGCGGCAGATGGGGCGCGCAATGTATGAGTCGTACAGGGAGATCAAGGAGCTTCCGCTTATCATGGGTAACGCGAATGACATTCCAGAGATAACAAGGAGTCATGCTGCGATTGCTCGTCGTGTGTTTGTCTTTCAGTTCATGGTGAAGATTGCGGAGGAGAAGCAGGACCGTGGTCTCCCGAAGAAACTGGAGGCGGAGTATCCCGGGATTCTGAACTGGATTCTCGCTGGTAGGGACAGGCTGGAGGCTAACGGCGGTCTGTTCACGCAGAGCGAGCAGATGAACGACAACGGAGGGCGACTGGTGAGCGGTTCTGACGAGCGTGCTTCATTTGCCATGTTCCTCCTGAATAACGGTTACGAGCCTGCCGCGTCCGGCTCAGGGCATCACCCGACCTACAAGACGTCGGATGTGCTTCGCAGGGAGTACATTCAGTGGAGGGCCGTGATGGGCGCCCCGAGGGAGGAGGTTACAAAGAATTTCGTCACGCGCTCGATGAACAAGGCCGGGTATATCTCCCGGCGCCGGGGTAACGAGATGATGTATTCCGTATATGTCGTGAAGGGGGCGACGATAGACAATGGGTAGGAAGATGACGATGGATGACGCGCTGATGAAGGCCGCGTCTTTGACTGACAAGGAGCGATTCTGCCTTGATGCCTGGTTCTTCAACGGGCGCGAGGATGCAATGCGATATAACTGCTGGGAGTGGTCGCGGGAGAGTAGCGATGCCGCGCTGGTGCGCCCGGAGGCGGAGAGGCTTTCCAAGTGCGCGAAGTGGTTTACTTCCGGTCCCGTAAAGGGCTATTTGCAGGAGCTTGAACGGAGGGAGAACGAGAAGATTGCGCAGCTTGGGGTTGATGCCCTGGACCTTGAGAATATCGAGGTAAAGGACTACGAGACGCTGCTTCGCGAGGTTGAGTACAAGCGGACGGAGGCTTTTCAGCGCAGCGATAACGACGCATACCTCAAGTGGACGGATTTGGCTGTGAAGATTAAGACGAAGATGAAGGAGGACATGTCGGACGAGGAGGAGCGCATCCATGCCTATGTAGCGATGCGCTGCACGGTGGACTGTCCAATCTACCGCGAGAAGGCGGCCCTTCTCGGTGTCGAAGTTGTTGATAAGATGATACCTAACAAATAATCGATTATGAGCATTTTTAAGAAAAAGAAAACGGTTGAACTCGCGCCGGTGGCGGAGATTCAGGTAGGAAACTACATCATCAAGGAGTGGGGGCGGTCTGCATCCCCATCTGGTAAGGTATTTAATGTCCACCGTATCACCATCGAGAACGCCGCGCTCACTTGGCGGGTGTCGGTAGAGTCCTCTCACTCCCGCTATGCGCTCTTGCAGACGGTGCTTCACTGGGCGGAGGTCTCTCCTGACGGGAGCGAGAAACTCTCGGACGGGGCCTTGCAGATGATTGAATCCGTCTGTCTTATTACCTTCTTTATGACAACGGAAGACTTCATGGGCGAGAATGGCCCGGATGCCAAGTTCCTCAAGGATGTAACGAAGGCCATGAAGGGTTATTCAGACCGGAAGCTCAAGGCGGCGCAGAAGGCGCAGACGGAGGCGGAGAGGGATGCCGCGGATGCGGAAGCGCTGAAGGATTTGAAGGAATCGCAACATATTGAGTAAAAGGTTGTTTTATAGTTTTGCTTAAAGTGTTGCTTTATGTATGTATGCGAGCGGTAAGATTCTCAAGTTGTTGGCGGAGCAAGGTATAACCCCGCCCACTTTTGAGGAGTGCATGGAGTTCTTCGCCCGCGATGCGGGTGAGATGCCTTTCCAACTCGGGCAGATTGAAGAATCAATCAATCTGCTTACGGCAAGTATGTCACCGTCCGCAGAGTAACCGACAATGAAAAGGGGCATCCATTTCTGGGTGCCCCGGTTTCAACCAATCAAAATCATTCACTATGAAGTGAGAAGATTTCTTGCCACAAAGATAGTGGACGGATTTCAGATTTCAAAATCTTCTTGCGTTTCATTTCCGTAAGCCTCTATCGTGACGCAGACGCAGTGAGGGTGAACGGGCACGACCATTTCCGTAAGCGGATGCAGGTAGCCGCATTGCTCGTCGCAGAGGGGGCAATCGTAAGTGCTGGCACGGAAGACGTAGTAGCCTATCGCTCCCCTGCCGCTCCACTTCATTGCAAGCGCTTCGTTGTATGCCTCCATAGAGGTCACGTTCAGGAGCATCCAAACGCTCTTTCCTACTTGGTATGAATTGCCGGAGCCGACCGCCGTAACGGAGTCGCGGAAATCGGCGAGGACTTCGGAAAGTGAACGTCTTCGCCTGCCGTCCATGAATGCCGGAGCGAGCGTCATGCGCCCGGCTGATTGCCTGGTTGTACTCCCCTTCTTCGCTGGCTTTACAGACTCGGCTGCGAGGAACCCCATGGGGTCCTTGAGGTAGTCACGGAGGGCTGAATAGGCGAAGCCACCGGCCACGAACCACTTCACCTCCTGCGAGAGAGCTGAGGCGTAGCGCTCGATGGGCGTAGAAATGTCGATGCTGGCAAAGGATGCGGCGATTGCGATGTTGGCCAATCCTGGATCGGAGCCATCGTCTTCTGCGGCCCTTGCGGCGGCCCGCATGTTTTCCATCACTATCTCTTCGGTTGCGATACGAAACGCCTCGATGATACTGTCAAATTCCGCGTTTCCGTCCCTTTCGAGCGTGTCGGCGATCTCCGATGCCGTGGCACGGATGAGCGCCTGGATGCGGTCACGGGCTTCACCGGTAGCGGCTACTATCCCGCGAAGCACATCCAGGGCCTTCTCATAGCGTTCTCGTACCTCCGGGCTCATTTCTTCTTCGCCTGGGCTTTCTTCTTGGGGGCGGGCTTTGTGACCTCGGCGTTGATTTCACCCTCGGCGGGTTCAATGTCCTTTGGTTTTGCGTCAGTCACGATGGCCTCCTTGACGGGCTCCGTCACGAAGGGGTCATAGAGGATTCGTCCGTCCTTGGAGAGCACGGCTGCGCCCTTCCGTCCCGAGACGCGGAGAACGTCGGCTACCGACCCTCCGTTTCGCTTTGCGTAGTCTTCGCAAGCGGATTTCTGGTTTTCGTAATTCATGTGCTTATTGTTTTTGGATGGTATTGGTAAGTTGTCTTTCTTCCGCTTCTTGCTGGGCCTTAAGTTCGGCCTGGACGCGGGCATATTCATCGCTCTCGGAATAAGGGTTCTTCCCGGTGCCGGTTTCGGCGGAAAGGATGCCGCCCTGCTTTGCGTTGACAAGGTTCTGCACGACCTCTGCGACATTCTGGTGGATATAAGGCTCCGCGAAGCCGGTGATGCCGATTTCCGCAAGAGAGGAATCCCCCATTTCCACAGCCGCCCCATAGGAGAACAGGTCCACTATCCCATCCACGAACGGGTCCCACTCCTTCGTGTCGGCAATCGCCTTGTCGAGCGAGGGCGCGTAGATGAGCTTGATGGCAATACCAGGCAGGTCTCCGGACTTCACCTCCGGCGGCTTCACGATAAAGGAACCGAGAAATATCTTATCCTCCAGGAGCTTGAGTGCGGTGTCGGATGCTCCGGAGGTGTCGGTCGGTGTAAGGAACTTGGCATCGGCCTGGGAGTCCGGGGTGACGATGGCCGTTGGCCTTCCGTCGGCAGCCGTCTGGACGTCACCCTCTCCACCCTTGATGAAGAACACAGCATGAGGAAGAACGCGGGCGGCCTGGCAAAGATTGCTGGCCTGGATGTCGTAATCGTCGCAGAGATATTGAACGGGGCTCCAGCACGCGCCGATGCGGTTGCGCTTGACCTTCACGGGAACCCGCCCCGGGTAGCCGTGCTCCACGGCGCTGATGAGGGTGTAGCCGTCTTCGTAGCCCTGGTAGATATCGAGCGTGTTCTTCTCCGGCTGGTTTCCGTCGCGGCGGTAGCGGTAGGCCCGCTGGCGGTCCCACAGGTCAACCCATTGGACAGTCTGCATCGTCTCCGCGTCGTAGGACTGGTACTTGATGGCCTGAATCATCGGCTCCCCGTCCTTGTCGGATGGGATGGTATCGCAGATGGTGTATCCGTCGAGATAGGAATAGACCTTGACGTTGACCCTCGGCTTCCCTCCGGGCTTGGTGAAGTAGAAGGCGACGGCGGTGTTGCCGGTGCATTTCTCGCTATCCACGGCATTGAAGAACGCCATGTTCATGTTGCGGTTGCGCCAAAGTTGCTTGTAGGTCACGAGCCAGTCCTTCTCGCGCTGTTTCGGGGACACGTCAGAATTGACCAGCACGATATCGTTGCCAGTGACGTGGATAAGCTGCTGGGTCTTGATGACGTACTGGAAAGGGACGGGGACGCGGGCCACCTCGCGCTCCACCCAGTGCTTTTTGACGGAGCCGTCGGGTAGTTCCTCTTTTACTTGAATCCAGTCGTTTTTGTAAACGGTCGGGTCAAGGATTTTATGCCCCTGTGGATAGAGCTCCCGAAGAAATTCCGACTGCGGGACCCATGCGTATTTTGCATCGAAATTGGAGAGGTCTGGTGCCGGTCCTCCAGTGTCGAGGATGAGTGGCACCGAGCCGATCGGAGTAATCCGTCGAAAGGCGGATGCCATCAATGCGTCTTTGAGTTTGAATGTATAAGCCATGACTGTATGAGTTTATGAGAAATAAGCGAGGGATTCTATTCCGCTGAAGCCCCCGAGGCGCCGTTTGATGCGCAGGACTTCGTGCATCATCATCATATCCATTTCATCCGGTGAGCGCTTGCCTCCGAGGAGCTGGCGCATCTCGGGCTTTGAGAGGTATTGGACTTTGGGAGTGTTGACCAGGCGGATAAGCACTTTCCTTTGTTCCAGAAGGTGCTCCATGAGCGTGCGTCCGTCCGGGAGCTTAATGTCTGCCGCCTCCGGGCTGATGCTCCTTTTTCCTTCGCGGATACCACGGATAAGCGCCTCGAAGCACTGTGCGCGTATGTTACGGTAAATCTGCGGGTCCTCTGCGGCGGCGTTACCGGCGAAGGCGATAGCCCCTCCCTGGTCCGAGTGGAAGGGCTGGCGCAGAAACTGGCCGACACCGGAGGAATCGAAGACAAAATTGCGCTCGCTGATGCCCTCCCTTTGGAGTATGCTCCGTGCGAGGGTGGTAATATCATCGGAGCCAACGCCCTTGTATGCCTCCACTTTTTCGAGATTGTCTCCGTCGAAGATACCGAAGGTACAATCATCCGTTATGAGGGCCACGTCGAGGACAAGTGATTTGCGCCCGGTCCTTTGGAGGGGATTTGTGAACAGTTTGTAGAAGTCTTCTGCGGAGATGTCGGCATTTCCGTTATCGACGCCTCCCCATTTGCCCTGCATATCCATGATGGCCTTGACGCCGCCTTGCTGGGCGAGACGGCCATAGTAGTTGGGATCGTTCTTGATGAACAGTTTGTTTTCTTCGTAGAGACCTTCTATAAAACAGAACGAAGTGATGAGGTTGCGCCAATCCAGCCCGGCTGCTTGTAGGTTTTTGTTGTAAACCTTGTTTATTTCGTCCTTTGCCTTCTCGTAAACCTCTTCCTTGCTGTCACCCCAGTAGATTTCCTCTACGGTGTCTCCGTACTTGTAGAAGTATCGCTTCCGCCCGTTTCTGTCTTTACGGATATCGCCTGTTTCTTCATTGATGTACCATTTTATGAGCTTGTAGAGCCAATGCGTCTTTTCCTGTGGGTTGCAGGTCCCAATGAAAGTGTTTTTAATACCGAGCGAGTTACGGTTTGACGCGAGAAGCGTGAAGAAGGTTGATATTTGTATCTGCGGAAGCTCGTCAATGAGTATGAACGGAATTTGCAGGCCACGGAAGCGCCGGTCGGTGTCGGCCTCGTTCTGGAGCTGGTCGTAACGAAGGTAAGCCCCGTTTTGGAATTTCCATTCGTAAGTTGATTCCTTCGGTGTTGCGAATCCGGGGTAGAACTGCATGGACTCGTGCCAGAGACCGTCCTTGATGTCGTCGAGTTCTTTACGGAATCCGATTCCGGTGAACCCTTTGTATTTAATGTCGCGAAGTGGTAATAGCGTAACAATAAATGTTTTACCTCCACCTCGTCTTCCGCCGATTACAAGCACATCCGCATCGCAACAGGCCACTTGTTCCTGAAACCCCAACTGTGGGATATAGTGACGGATTGGTGTCCCCGGGGCGAGATTCATGTTATGTTCGCGGATTGCCTGGGCGGTCTCGTAGGAGACAACCTTCATTCCGTATGATGCAAATACGGGGTCGTATTTGAGTTCGATTACACCCATCAATGGCAAAGATAGCAAACATTTTATCAAATACTTACAGTTTTTACTTAAAGTGTTTGTTTAGATAAAAACTTTTGTATATTTTTGCCGTGTATGGATGATAAGAAGGCAACGCAGATAGTCTGCCCTTTGTGCGGAAAACAGTTCCCGGTGCGGGTGCTGCGCCTCGAAGGTAGGTTGCATATCTCCGTCCGTTGCCCGCACTGCAAGCGGGTCAGTGAAATAAAGTTGCAGGACATAAACTTATAGCGCCATAGAGCGCACGCAAGGGCGCATAGAGTTAAGATATAACCGACAGCCCGAAGTAGTAGTCCAGATGTGGATTACCGCTTCGGGCTTTTTCGTGCATAACCGTGGGCGAAAAACGCCCCAACAAATAACATTATGACAGAAAAAATCTATCAGAAACTGCTCGAAAAGCTGGGAAAAACCTCGCTGTCAGAGCGCACGGTGAAGACCTACGCCGGGCAACTTGCCAAAACGGTCACGAAAGACGAGGAACTGACGGATGAGGTTATCGCAAGCGCCGTCGAAATGCTGAAAGCCCTTGGCGGACAGTATGACCACGATCTCGCGGAAGCCATCAAGAAGAATCCTCCGAAACCCGAGCCGCCGAAGCCGGAGCCCCCGAAGCCCGAACCGCCAAAGGACGAGCCCTTCAAGGACTACGAAAAACGTATCGCCGAGTTGGAGCGTCTGTCCAGGCAACAGGAGGAACGGTATGAACGTGAAATCAAGGCTGTAAAGCTCAAGAACATCACCGATGCCGTGAAGAAACAGTTGCAGACCTCCGGCTGCAACAACAGCCTTGTCCTTGAACTCGCTTTCGCCAAGAGTTCGCTTGACACAGAGAAGAGCGTGGATGACAACGCGAAGACCGTGAGGGGCTTGTATGATTCCATCTTCCAGGAAAACCTCGAATCGGGGATGATTCCCCGCTCTGCGGAAATCCGCGTCGCCACCCTCTCCGCCGAGGAACGCGCAGCCAAGGCGAAGGAGGATATGGAGAGGCTGAAAGACAAGATTAACTAAAAACTTTTTGAGCAATGGCTTACTACGAACACATGAACAACGCCTACTCGCAGCACTCGCAGCAGGTGGGCGGTGCCACTCCGTTCATCATCGACCCCCAGGAGCTCAAGATGCGTCAGATTGGCGGCATCGTGCAGAACAACCTGGCGGAAGGTGAGAAAATCGCCGCTGGCACGACCTTCGCCTTCGATGCTTTGAATCATCAGGTGAAGTTCCTCAAAGTGTGGGAGGTCAAGTCGGTCACCGCGGACGCCGAGGCCGGTACTACCGAAATCGTCATCAAGAAGACCTTCCAGACCCCGGTCCTCAAGGCTGATACCGTCATCATGGTCGCCCCGTCCACCATCGCCGGTACGGGCAAGGCCGTCGTCGCCGGTGCCGTCACCGAGGCAGCGGACTCCTACACCATCACCGTCACGACCGCCAACATCGATGCGGTCACCGCTGGCGCCCTCCTCGTCGAGGCTGCCGAGGCCGGTGCTTCCAAGGGCATGTACTGCCAGCCCAACAACATCCTTCACCGCGACTTCATCGCTGGTAACCAGCAGAACCTCGGTGACGCAGTGTGGGGTTTCTTCCACGCTTACATCAACACCATCAACCCCATCCCCGCTGCGGTGCTCGGCAACCTCAAGGACGGCATCGTGCCGGTGTGGGAGTATTTCGCAGAAAAAGACTAAGGAGGATTGAACTATGGCACAGCTTATTTCCGGTACTTACGACAGCGCCTTCTATCAGTTGATTCAGGGCGCTCTGGCCGCTCGCGGCTACGCTACCATCGCCGACTTCCTCGCCCAGGAACCCAACTATTGGTTCAACGAAGAGGAGTGGCGGCAGGTCTATGACCTCGCCCCCATGGAGAATCCCACCCGCGTCTTCGAGCAGAAGATTGGTGGCGTGAACGTCCCTATCATGGCGGCCTACATCGCCGACGAGGCCCGTGGCCCGCTCATGGGAACCGAAGGTGCATCCAAGGAAACCGGCGAGATTCCTCGCATGGGTCGTGGTTACGCCTTCGACATCGCCGCTTACGAGGCCATGCAGGCTGCCCAGCGCAACGGCGTAAACATCAACGACCGCGTCTGGGATCGTCTGCTTATGGACTTTGGCCGTCTGACCAAGACCGTGCATTCCCAGCGCACCTTCACCGGCTATCAGGTAGAATCCAAGGGCTCCTACACCACCACGAAGTTCACCTCCGGCGGTGGTCTCGTAGGCTTCCAGATTGACCTCCACCCGGTCGCGGAGAACAACTTCAAGTGCGGCGGTGTGTCCCTGTCTGGCTACACCACCAAGGGCACCAAGAACGCCTGGTCCAGCGCAAGCGCCAATCCGCTTGGCGACCTCGAAGACCTTTACAACCAGGGGTGGCGCACCCACCTCATCCCGAAGGACCCCTCCAAGAGCGTCTTCCGTATGGCGGGCTCCGCTTACGAAGTGCTCAAGAACCACGCGACCACCAAGGCCGCTGTTGCGTTCTGGAAGTTCGGTCCCACCACCGGCTCCCTGGCCCAGTATCGCGTGTCCGATGCCGACCTCGCCGCCTTCATCAAGGAATCCCTCAACATTCCCGCCATCAGCGTTGTGTCCTACTACGGTTTCGGCTCCGTGCTGAACAAGGCCACGATGAAGATTGAGAACGTTGACACCGAGGCTTTCGACCCGAACACCGTGGTTCTGCGTCCCGCAGGCAAGTTCGGCGAGTTCCAGTGGAAGCGCGAGAGCAACCTGTTTGCTACCGTCATGTCCCCGATGTACTACTCCGAGGGCGGTGCCATCATGTACCAGCAGGACCTGGGACAGAAGGGCATCCACTACGAGGTTTCTTCCATCTGCGTTCCTGTCCCTTACGACATGAAGCGCACTCTCCGGCTGGCCATCAACGAGGCCGCAGCCTAAACGAAAGATTCACACGTGAAACCCGGAAGATAAATCGCTATGACTATCGAGAGTTATCTGCGCGGCAAAGTCGGATTCGAGGTGGCGGATGATGCAATCTCCGTCATCCTCGAAGACCGGGGTATCGAGGCGGGTGCCGAGAGTTCGGAACTTGACCTGCGCACGAAGGAGCTTGCCACCGCCGACCTTTATATGTGGTGCGCGTCCACGCCGAGCAAGCAGGACACGTCCTACGAGGCCGACGGAGGGTGGAAGCACCAGAAGGGCGGATGGGAGAGTTCTGCGTATGACAAACGGAACCTGCGCGAGATGGCTAACAAAATATACGCGAAGTACGGCGAGGACACTTCCGAGAGCAACGCTTTTTCAGTGCATAAGTTATGAGCATTTCCAACCCGCGCTTTCCGCATACGCTCACGCTTACGAGAGTGACCGTCACGGCATCCGAATCCGACAACCCGTTTGTGGTGCCGGTGGAGGATGATCCATTTGCGGTGGAGACCCCCGAGGCCCCTTCGGCCCCGGTATCATCCGCAACAGAGACGGAGACCATCTACGAAGGCGAGTGCCGCTCTTATCGGAACGTGGTGACGAAGACCCGCGACGGGGTTTTGGTGAGCGATTACGTTATCGCCATGCCCCGTGCGGATTTCGCCATTCTCCCCGGCGACATAGTGGTCGTGCAGGCCAACAACCGCACGATGCGGGGCGTGGTGGTGGATTCGCAGACAACGAATCTCGGGACAAACATTTGGTGGAATCAAAAGGAGAACTAACCCATGAGACGAGTTCACGGAAAACTGAACCTTACCTTGGATAAGGAACATAAGCTCGACGGCGCTCTTTACGCCGCCGCTATGGGAGTTATCCAGAAGGGGAT